ATGATTTTCTCTGGTGGTGGCGACCAAGGTCCGTTTAACACTGTGGTGAGATCAGCCATGTGTCACCTTCCGGCTTTCCAAATAGTCCGACAAAGCCTGCAAGACCTTGTGCGTGGGGTTGGCGTCTGGGTTATCGCGCACTTGGCGAATGGTGTTGTAGTGCAGGCCGGTGGCCTCTGACACCTTAATCGGCATTCGGTCGGAAAGGGCTTGGCGTATTTGTTCGAGGGTCATCATGTTTTTGTCCTTGTTTAAAAAAATTGTTGTGATGTGCGAATCATACGCTACAATATCGCTACACCACAAACAGATTCCCTGACAGTGGTGCAAAAGAAGGAGAGCCAGATGGCTATCAATTTGAAATCGACTGGCGGTTTAACCGCCAATGGGGTGAAGTTGCTTGTCTACGGGCAAGCTGGTGCAGGCAAGACCACCTTGGTCAAGACGCTGCCCAATGTGATCGTATTGTCTGCCGAGGGTGGTTTGTTGTCCATCCAAGACGCTGACCTGCCTTACATCGAGATCGCAAGCATGGAAGATTTGCGCGAGGCATTTACATGGTGCCGAGACAGCAAGGAGGCATCGGGCTTTGAGTCGGTGGCGCTTGACTCGATCAGCGAGGTGGCCGAGGTGGTGCTGGCCCATGAGATGAAGAAGTCCAAGGACGGTCGGGCTGCTTATGGTGAGATGAACACCACCATGCAAGAGCTGATCCGTGCGTTTCGGGATTTGCCGGGTAAGCATGTGTACATGAGCGCCAAGCTGGAAAAGTCTACCGACGAGATGGGCAAGATGCTTTACAACCCTGGGATGCCCGGCAAGAGCTTGACGCAAGGTCTGCCTTACTTCTTCGATGAGGTTCTGGCGCTGCGTGTGGAGCGCGATGCCGAGGGCGTGACGCAACGTGCCTTGATGTGTGACAGCGATGGGCTGTGGCTGGCCAAGGATCGTTCGGGCAAGCTGGCTGGCTGGGAAGCGCCAGACCTTGGGGCCATTATTAACAAGATTGGGGGCCGAGCATGAAAAAAAACGACCAAGCCTTTCCAGTTGGCTACAACGGGCATGAGGGCATGACGCTGAGAGATTACTTTGCGGCACAAGCTATGCAAGGACTGTTGGCCAATGGATGGTGTACATCCCTTCGCAATGATCACTATGGCGAAGAAGCAGGAAACAGCACAGTTGCAATTGATGCGTACATGATGGCAGACGCCATGCTGAAAGCGAGAGCGCCATGATCGAAACCACCGACATGGCCGAGTTGGCCCAGATGTGGCTCAGAGCAAAGCAAGAAGAAAAAGATGCAACAGAAGATCGACGCGATATTGAGGACCACATCAAGAAGCTGGCGCGCATCTCAGACCAACTTGACAGCACCGAGACCGTTGGTGCAGAAAGGTTTGAGATCAAGATCGAGGGCCGCATCGACCGCAAGGTCGATTCAGAGAAGTTGCAAATGCTTGCCACTGAGGCCGGATTGAGCGATCACCTTGCAACACTTTTCCGGTGGAAGCCGGAAATCAACATGTCGGTCTGGAAAGCAGCCGATGAATCCATCACCGGGCCTTTGGCTGGTGCTATCACGGCCAAGCCTGGCCGCCCATCTTTCAAAATCATCCCCAAGGAGTAAATCATGGCTTTTCTTTCAGAGACTTTTGACATCAACGAATTGCCTGTTGGCAACACTGGCAGCTTTGAGCCTTTGCCTGCTGGCTGGTACACCGCAACCATCTCTCAAGCCGAGCTGAAGGCCACCAAGGCGGGCAATGGCCAGTACATCAAGCTGCGTTACGACATCACTGGCCCAAGTCATCAGGGTCGTGTGGTGTTTGGCAACTTGAACATCAAGAACGCCAACCCGAAGGCCGAGGAGATTGGCCGTCAGCAGTTGGGCGACATCATGCGTGCGATTGGCTTGGCGAAGGTGACTGACACTGATCAGTTGATAGGCGGGCAGATCGGCATCAAGCTGGAGGTCAAGCAAGACGCTCAGTATGGGGCCAGCAACGAGGTGAAGGCTTTTAAGTCTTTGTCTGGAAGTGCAGCGCCTGCGGCCTCTATGCCACAAGGCCAAAGCAACCCTGCGCCATCTGCTGGTAAGGCAGCGCCACCGTGGGCTAAGCGTTAAGCAAAAGAAAGCCCCGGCTGATGAAGGCCGGGGCAAAGTTCCCAACAGGAGAAACCATGAAAATACCCGAGAGTGATCATAACATTCAGGCGCTGATTGACAAGCACCATGAAGCCACTGCTGAAGTGCCTAGACCGCATCTTGGGGCCAGTAGCTTGGGCCATGTTTGCGACAGGTGGCTGTGGCTGTCGTTTCGGTGGGCTGTGCAACCCTCATTCCCTGGCCGCATCCTGCGCCTGTTCAGGCGTGGCCACCAAGAGGAGGCCAACATCATCAGCGACCTGCGTGCCATTGGGCTGGATGTGCGCAAGGTGTCTGCACAGCACCGGGTTGACTTTGGGAGCCATGTCTCGGGGTCGCTGGACGCCATTATTGATTCTGGTGTGCCTGAAGCACCCAAGACCAAGCATGTGGCTGAGTTCAAGACGCACAGCAAGAAGTCGTTTGATGCGCTGGTCAAAGATGGTGTGGAGAAGTCCAAGCCCGAGCATTTTGTGCAGATGCAGGTCTACATGGCCGGGACTGGTCTGGACCGTGCGCTGTACTTGGCCGTTTGCAAGGACGATGACCGCATCCACACCGAGCGCGTGAAGCTGGACAAGGATGTGGCCGACAAGGCCATTCGCCGAGGGCACTACATTGCTTTGAGCGACAGGATGCCCGAGCCAATCAGCACCGATGCGAGCTGGTATCAGTGCAAATTCTGTGATGCCCATGAGTTCTGCCATGAGTCCAAGACTACCAAGCATGTGAACTGCCGCACCTGTGCGATGGCCACACCATTGTCGGACTCGACATGGCACTGCGCCAAGTGGGATGACGTGATCCCGGTGGATGCACAGCGCAATGGCTGCGAGAGTCATGTGCTGCACCCTGATCTGGTGCCGTGGCAGCGCAAGGATGGGCCTGATGAGTTCACTGCCGTGTATGAGATCAATGGCACGACTGTGGCCAATGGCGATCCAGAGCAAGAGGGTGTGTTTAGTTCGCGTGAGTTATTAGCTAATGCTGGTGCCTGCGCTGATAAGGGCTGGACGCAGTTGCATGATTTGCGCAAAGAGTTTGGTGGGAGGGTTGTAGCGTGAACAAACAAGGAGAAATAGTGATGCACAAATTTCCATACAAATGGACTTTGGAACAAGCCAATTTCACAAAAGACAAGGGTAAGGTGTTTTCTTGTTTTGCTTGTGGTGGTGGCTCAACAATGGGATACAAGTTGGCTGGCTTTGATGTGCTTGGTTGCAATGAGATTGATCCAAAGATGATGGCTGCTTACCGGGCCAATCACAATCCAAAATACTCTTACCTTGAACCAATACAAACATTCAAACTTCGTGATGATCTGCCGCAAGAACTTTACAACTTAGATATTTTGGATGGCTCTCCACCTTGTTCATCTTTCTCTATGGCTGGAAGCCGTGAGGCTGATTGGGGCAAAGAAAAAAAGTTTAGAGAGGGTCAGACAGATCAAGTTCTTGATACATTGTTTTTTGACTTCATTGACTTGGCTAAAAAATTACAGCCAAAAATTGTTATTGCTGAAAATGTGAAAGGTCTTTTGATTGGAGAGGCAATAAATTATGTTTCAAAAATACATGATTGCTTTGATGAGGCTGGTTACTATGTGCAACATTTTCTTTTGGATGCCTCAACAATGGGAGTTCCTCAACGCAGAGAGAGAGTTTTTTTCATAGCATTAAGAAAAGATTTGGCAGAGCCTTTTTTGGAAACAGTTGATTTTTTTCAATCACAGCCAAGAATTTATTTTGAATTTAATGAAAGAAAAATCAACTATTTGGAAATTAGGCAAGAAGTTGGAAATGAGAGTGCTGTTGGACTTGGTGAAAAAATGGGAGAGTATTGGCGCCTAACAAAACCTGGTGATAGCTTTTCAACAGTGCATCCTAAAGGTAGTTACTTCAATGAAATAAAAGCACATCCAGACAGGGTTTTGCCAACAATTAGAGCAAGTGGCTTGCCTTATGACTATGAGGTTGAGCGGACCTTGTTTGATGACGAGACAAAAATGGCTGGTAGTTATCCAATGGATTACGATTTTTGTGGGAATAAAGTTGGTTATTTGGTGGGGATGAGTGTTCCACCATTGATGACAGCTCAGATTGCATTGCAAATTTATCAGCAATGGCTTTCAAAAATTAACCATGAGGCAACCAATGCTCCGTGACTACCAACAACGCACCATCGACCAGCTTTACGCATGGTTCGAGGCCGGAGGCAAGGGCAACCCCTGCCTGGTGCTGCCGACAGGCTCAGGCAAGAGCCACATTGTGGCCGCGCTGTGCAAGGATGCCTTGCAGAATTGGCCCGAGACTCGGGTGCTGATGCTCACGCACGTCAAGGAGCTGATCGAGCAAAACGCTGAGAAGATGCGCCAGCACTGGCCTGGCGCTCCGATGGGCA